CTCCAGTTGCGTTATTACCAGACCAACATAAATTCATTTCAACCATGTAATGTCCTCCAGCCACAACACTAAATTGTAACTCTGTGTCATCTTGAAAGGTTGTAGTATTAGTAACATCTTGATTCGCACTCTTTACAATCGTAGTCCATCCAGCTGGGTCAGGAATTGGCAGGTTTCCCGGGCCTAAAATTGAAATACCTCCAATCGTTTTAATGTTGGTACCACTAATTAACGTATCCTGTTTTAAAGCTATTGCTGCTGCTTGCAATGTACTCACAGGCTTGTTGGCATCGCTTGTATTATCAACATTGCTCAATCCTACATCAGACTTGCCTAGCACTACAGTACCAACTTGACCATTCACGCTACTTACAGGGCTTGCTGGTGTGACTATTTTCTGCCAATCAGCCAATGATGTAGGTGTGTTACCTATCAACACATACCCACTTTGCTCATCAGAACGGATGCACCAATCTCCCTGCTCACCTGTTAAGGCAAGCATAGCAGCCTGATTGGCTACCGTGCCCAAAAATTCTGTGATTGCTATTGATGGTATCTGTGAGCTTGGCACCTTACCGCCAACCAAATCCGCCTTACCGTTCCATGTGGTTTTTTCTGCATCTGTTGCAAAGCGGTGTGTGCTATCCTCACTTACTTTGGTAGCTGCCACATCATTTATCTTGGCATCATTAACAGCTAGATTGTCAATGGTCCATATAGTGCCAGAACCGCTTACTGTGATATCACCCTTATCTCCATCCGATACACCACCACCTCCCGAGATAGGCAAGTCACCCGAACCTAAAACAGAAACACCATTGATTGTTTTAATATTGGTGCCTGATACCAGGCTATCCTGTTTGCCTGTTATGGCTGACCAAAGCGCATCAAATACGTTGTACATTAGAATATTTTATTAAGTACAAAGATATCACTGTATATGCTATTCAATGCACTGTTGGTGCTAAATTGAGCTGTGATATCCAATGTATTGGAGATGGTTGTGTCAAATGTAGTGCTGTTCACCGTGTTCCAAGCAAAGCCCTCCTGTGTTCCTGAGGCTGCTTTAAGTACATGGAATTGTGCCACAGCTACAATTGATGCCACACCAGCAGCTCCAATTGATCGCACCGTGAAATGTGCATTGAGATAAAAGACTTGATCAACAATACCGGGCATAGTTAATGCTCCACTTGTGGCTAACACCACGCTGCCTGTTTTCAATCGGATGGTAATAGTATCATTGTTCTTGGCAGATATTAATCCTCCCATGCTAACCTGAAATGAATCACCCACAGCAAAGCCATTGGCAGGAACAGATAGAGTGCCCTCTCCTCCATCAATCAATGTAGCCTCAGATGTGGATGCAGTCAATGTTGGACTGTTGGCTGTCTGTGCAAAAATACCGGTATTGGTTTGTGGCTGTGCATCCTCATAGAATGGAACCCATACCGCAGCACCATCTGTGTTATCAGTACATTTGTATTTGTCCTGATTATTCATGTCATGAAATATGCTGCCTACAATGTATCCCATTGTGATATCAAAGTTAGGATCAGGCACAGAGCCATTTATGGAATTTGCCCATACAATGTACCCACTTTGATTGATAAAATACTGCACACCATTCTCCCATTCGTCTTGGTAACTTACCGCGCACTCTCTTGCAATACCTCCATCCGCTCCATTGTCAATCCATCCCTTAGTTAACTTTGACCCATTGTCAAATATCACAGATGAATTGTCCAGGTTGATATCATTGGTTGTAGTGTTGCCATAATCAGTAACTGATTGCAGGTCTTGTGACCCACCACCGCCACCCATTGGCTGATATGTGCCATCCCAATAGTAACTGATTTGTGTATCCTCAGCTATGTAGATGGTATTGGCTGCACCGGTCACAGGAAATGCTGCTAAATCCGCATAGGTTTGTACCTGACTTGGGATGTTTATGTTTGTAACTGCCATTAGAAAGTGATATTAATAGTGTTATTCTCTGTTGTGTTTTGGCTGAACGTGTCAATCAGTACACCATTTACGTAAATATTGTATGTGGTGTATAGATCCCCGCAAGCTGTAGGTGCTGCAGGACCATTCTCGAAATCATAATTATCATATGGGATATCGCACCAATTCAATTCATTGTATACCTCAAAGTTTACCTGCATAGTCCACCCTGCAACCATGTCCTGACCCTCATTTATGAACGGCTCAATGATTATATCATCTGTTATATCAACAAATTCAGTCCACCTATACTGCCTGAATGTGGTGTTGATGTCATTCACAATGCTCAAGCAGTCAGAATGTACCTCATTAATCTGCCTGTACTCTGAATGGTTGTACTTATCGCATATGGTAATGGTTGCATTCACATCAACACTCACATCATTGACATTACCCGGTGCCAATGTTACCACCATTAATGGATATTGCGCAGCATCTCTGCTGATTGCATCTAGAAAATCCCCTTGAAAAAACTCATTTATTTGCCGGTGTGCGCTTGCTATCTCGCTGAGCTCTCGCATTACCTGGTTTAGTGTTCTTATCATTGAGATATTGCTTTAATTTGTCAATTTGTTTTTGGCTTACCTTAAACTTCATACTATCCATCCGAATGGTTTATATCCTGTATGGTCTTTTCTCACGGCCTCATGATCACATGGGCTCTGTACATATTCAGGGAACAGCATGCCAGCATCATCTTTGAGGTAACCAATCAGCCTTTCCTTATAGAAATATGCATCCTTGCGCAGCTGGTCACGCATAACCCGGCTTTGGCTGTCATCATTGGCATTCATAGTATCATCACTCTGCCTGCCCACTGACTTGTTGGTTATCTTTTCATTCAGCAATGTAGCACTCCTGTAATCAACAAAGGCCACTAAGCATGGAATCACGTAGTCATTCATCAATGTCACATAATCCTGATTGCTCCAATCATTGGTTTCAACCCTCACAAGCAATGCCTTGTAAAGCGGTGTGCCCAATGCTGGCTGGATGTGCATATCCTGCGACCGCTTAATCACAACAGTGAGCAGCTTTGTATCTGTATTGGGATGTATCAACCCCAGCTTGCGGATGTTTTCCGCTGATATTAGGTAGTTCATGGCTTACGTTTTACTAAGTTCTGCATCCAAATGTGACGGCACCACGGTGTTGTTTTGCCTGTATCCGGGTTTGTATAGTACCCACCTCTGTACCTCCACACATCTCTGCCCTCCTGTGCGCTGATGATTCCAAGCTCTTCCCTTGTGTAAAGCCTATCCAATCGCAACAATGCCAGGCAAAAGTTTCTGCTTTTGGTTTTTACAGGAGGTACATCCTTGCGAGTCTCATATGTGTAACGTATCTCATACGGTGGTTGCTCAGCTGTTGGTATCCTATTCACTATCTCGCCACCGGTTGATGTCACAGAACCACCTGTTCGCACACCATCGGCATCAAGTGAAGGCTTTTCATACAGGCCCAAGATTACCAATTTATCAATGATCTGAACAATCACCTGCAATGGCTCACCCAATGCCTTGGCAATTGACCCTGCCTCTTCATCATCCTCCTGTAACAATGTTAACACAGCCTTTTCCTGATCGGTAAGCTGCACCAATATCTGCCCAATCTCATCAAACAGCTGTGCCTCCCGACTGAACACCTCCTCTGCAGGTGTATCCCATTCAATTGGTACGCTCTTTATGATCTCAAACTGCTCACGTGGTGCACCATGTTGCTCAAACAATTCAATGCTTTGATCACTAAACATCTGTTTGTGGTTGCAGAATGACATATCACCGGACTGCAATCCCACAATCTCACGTGCCTGTGCCTCTGCAATCGTTGGGAATGATGCCAATAATACCTGTAGTGCAGCCTCAGGTGTTAATACTCCCTCCTTAATGGCTGCCACCACATCAATAATTGATGCAATTTGTGCACCGTTCAATGCTGTTTTAGCAACATCAATCTCACCGGCTGCCAATGGATCAGCTTCCACAGCTGCAGCAGGTGCATCTGCAGAGGCATCTTTCATCACACCCAATGGAGATACATCCTGCAGCTTGAGGATTGCTGTGCTGCCACTCAAGGAACACATGTAATTTAACAGCCATTCAATTTGTTTCTGCCGAGATGATACATAAGTCACTTTAAATATCTCAAACAAATCACCTGATTCAGCTGCATTGAATGATCCCTGTTGAATGATTCCAAACAATGTTGGTGCTGTGATGGAATGAGCCACAAGGATGTTCTGCTGCACCGCTTTCTCAGTCATCTCATACCTCTTATCAAGGTCATTGCCGGACAGCTGCATAATGCTTGGCGCATCATCCTTTGTCTGACTAAATGTGATGATAATTTCACCGGCTGATTCAACAGATTGCACAGGTCCTTTGATTTGCTCACGAATCTTGCGCTCTTCCTCAGCTGTCTCAGGGAATCCTCCGGGCAGATTTATTAAGGTACCTGCTTTGAATCCATTGGCAATCTCAAACATGTGGAATTTTGATATGTCGCAATCGGTCTGTATTGCTGTAATTCCACCCACATATGGAGGCTTTGGATAAATTCCTTTCTCACCTTTAGCTTGTTTGCTTGGCTCCTTGTAATATATGAAGAATGACCCACCAGGATTGTCTTCATCCAGGGCAGGATAGGTGCGAAAATTTGTATCCTCAGCACTCTGCCTCCTTGCATTCCAATCATCTGATACAAACAATGTGCGCTCATCCTCTGAAAGCCTACAGGCATCCACATCCAAATGCTCCCATGCCACCACTCTTGTGCCCTCTCTGTTCCATGTGCCCTTTACACACATAGCACCAAACACCTCAAAGTCAAAGGTCATGCGCTGCACCACCTCATTCATATCGAAGTCACGGTATTCATTGTTCAGAAACGCCTCAGCATTACCTGAGACAGTCTCAATACCACCACCTGAAATATAGTAGCTTTTGTTTTTTATAATTCCTTGATGCCAGGCAGAACCATGGAGGAGATCAATCAAGAAAAAAGGATAGTCATTTTTTTTTCCCCATTTCACAAAGCCCTGGCTTTTATCCAACTCCTCCGTGGGCACGGTGAATGACTTACTGAATTGGACATTTAATACTTTACTCATAGACAAAATTTGTCACGTTATAATCATAATAATTGGATGGACTATCCACCTCAAATACATGGGCACGGCCCTCCTCAACTATTCCATCACTCAATGCCGGATCTAAATTGGAAGAGCTGGCCTGTTGGTATATCTTGTATGTGTAGAAACCGGCATACGGGAATGTTACATCCACCCCATCAATCAAAACAAACTCATCATATCTTGGGATGCCCGTGCTGATGTTTGTCAGGATGCAGTACAAAGCCTCTTGTGTTTGCTCCTCAATGAATTCAAAGAGGTAATACGGGGCTGATATCGTTGTTAGTTCCGATACGGTCACTATCAACGTGCTCTGCTGGTTTCTTTCTATCCTTAGCATCCTTTTTCACTTTAACAATTGCAGGCTCATTGGTTTCAAAAATATTAATTAATCCAAGCTCCCAATAAAGCTGCTCATTCCCCTCCTCAATTATATACCATCTGTTCAATATGCCACCTTTGACCTTTGAACCTATGCACTCCTTTTTGATTTTCAAATGTTTCATGGCTCTAATTTACAAAAAAGGGAGGGACATTGCCCTCCCCTCTTTAGATTTTATGAGTAATCTTAAATCGCAGGTGATTGTTGCGTTAACAACGTGGTGATTACACCATCAGCTACATCAGGAACCTCATCATTTTCCATACCATTCAACACAATAACGTGCCCTTGGCGGTCAGACTTAAGAACTCCTGAGGTATATTCGTTGGCATCAGCCACCTGTAAGCCCTCATTCAAGCCTAATGCTACCCATGTGCCATTGGCTTTCTCCACTAAACAGCAAACCTCATTCTGAGCAAGCATGTGAATCTCAGAACGTAGTTCTTTGGTATCAGATGCAAGGATCATTGAAAGGCTGTGCTCATACCAAAGTGTACCATTCTCTTTGTTCACTTTGATTGGTGCAGTGTAGCTGGAAAGGTTGCTCTTCAATTTGTAAAGAAATACCTCACCGGTCACAGTCATAGATGTGATCTCATTGGTAGTGATTGAGGATGCGCTGATGTTCCCAACAGGGAACAACAACACGCTCAATATACCACCTTTTCCGTTTGTACAGGTACGGTCATTGTACCCTGTTGTCATATTACATGCCATCTCTTATCTTTTTAGTTTACGTTTAACAATTAGTTAGGAGATCCTGTACCATTCCATACCCCGATTTCATCAAGGAAAGGAACCTGAACACCAGCACGGAATTTAGAACGGATGTAAATTACATCATCATCAAATGAATACCACAAATCATAAGACTCAAAGTCAGAAGATAAGTCAGTTCCAAAGAAGAAGTGAGATGAACGTCCTGTGTAGATGTTATCCAAGCCATTCAATCCGTTCACTTTTACCACTCGCATGTTGGTGCCTGGAATCAAACACTCATTAAGGTTGGCAATAGTCTCAGGAGAGTAATGGTAGAAATTCTGATCAACCAAATTCTTTAATAGGTAGTTGAAATTCTCACGACCAGCGAAACAAATCAAATCAGCTTGCTCAGCAACTTGTGCAGGTGTGTTGATGAAACACTCATAGAACACATCAAACGCATTGGATGCATTGATTGCTGTAGTATTTGAGGTGTTCAAATTCACAGCACCGTTTGCTGTTGTAAGGAATTGACGGAACCCGTTCATCCATTGTAGGTTGCCTGAACCTGTTGCAACATCACCTTTCCAAATAAGGTTATCCAATTCACGTGCATGTAGCTTCAACAAATAATCAGTAAGCTGTGCCTCGAAAGGAAGTTCTTTGTCCTCAGCCATTGCACCTGGACGAAGAGCCAACTGTGTCCAAAGACCAGCAAGATCTTTCTGACAAAATCTTTTCATGTACCCAATTGCATTAACGCTCAATTGACGATCAGAGAAAACTGTGTCACCTTCCGGAGTCATCGAACAGTTAGCCTCTTGGTACACGATGGAATCATCTAACAATTTAAGGTCCTCAGTACCTTTGATTCCTTCCTGAATCGTAATATACTGTAATGTTTGTGCCTCAGTTACTGAACGCACGATAAGATCCTCACGTGAATCATCCACGTATGGGCTCAAGTCTTGAACATCGTAGTCAAACTTGGATTTGATAAACTTTTTTAAACTCATTTTTTCATGTTGTTAAGTAGAAACAATTGGCGGTGGGTCATTCCTGCCGTACTTTTCTTTGCAAATTTCTCTGCCTCTTTGACCTCATTAGATGGTGCGTTTTTGTATGCTGCGAATTCAGCTTTCAATTCAGCAAGCTCAGTGCTAAGTTGCTCATTTTGCTTGGCGATTGATTCAACAATACCGGACATGCTTTTAAAAGCCTTGCCAAAAGTTGAAACCTCACCTTCCACAATTTCGCGAACCTGCTCTGCAGACATTGCATCCTCTTCAGGGGTGCCTCCGCTACCTTCACGCTCATCAATTAATTCTGCGATGATGCCCTCTGCATCAACCACAATGGAAAGACCTGCCATGTCACCACCTAAGCGATGTGTGCCCTCAGGTGCAGGGATCTCTTCGCCATCAGCAACAACAAATACAGGTATTCCCGGGGTCAAATCTGTACCCTCCCAACGGATCTCTGTGCCATCCTCAAGAACAGCCTCACCAAACTTGGCAGCAACTTTGCGCCCGGCAAGGATAGTCTTGAATTCAGCCAGGGAATCCATTACCTTTTTAAAATTGTCGTTCATAATTATGTTTTTTGTTTACTCTTTATGCAGGTTTGTTCTAAAATTTCACGGCATCAACCTCAGTGAATTCCTTGATCAGCGCAATCTGTTCAGCATTTGCATCATAATGCCGTTCAATTCTCAGCCTTTTTAGTGTTTGCCACTTATCTCTGCCACCTGTGAAATACACATTTTCCCTGGGTATGCCGAGCTTTTGACCCATCTCATATACAGATGCTCCATTGCTCTGCTGTCGTGCTGTTACAATGTACACCTCATCCCCTATAGTGATGTGACGCTTGGCCAATTGCTGCCCCTGTGATGTGGTCAATGTCTCATCAAAATCAAAGGATACCCGCATCTTTGCAAATGCCTGGCGTAATCCATCCAACTCCTGAGCTATCTGCTGCCACATGTTCTCTTCCATGCTTGCACCTTGCTCAGTCAACATAAACAATCCCTCAATGCTGAATCCCATCCATTCACCTGCCTTGGCCTTGGCAAAGATCTCATCAGATACCTTGTATCCAACAATCCAAGATCCATCATTTACATCCTTGAATCGCTCAGGTGCTGTTAGTCCTTTGCTCTCATCAATTTGGTAGCTGAGGATCATGGCAACATCATCCACAACATCCGCGCTATTGTGCTCAATGTTGACATTGTTGAAATACCCCTTGCGGCTATAGTCATACACAATGTCCTTAATCGCTTGCTTAGTAAACACCACATAGTATTCTTCATTGCTTATTGCATCATATCGGTAGATTGGTGTATCTGCTGAGATTGCCACCCCTATAATCACGTTCTCCTCATCATTGAATTGGAACCTTTGTGTCTTACTGAACATCTCAAAGTTTACCTCATGCGCTGGACTGCTCACCAAGCTGTTGAATGTCACCTCTGTGTCCTGATCATTGAGATCAATCTTTATCTCGTATACCGGTAGATCTTTCTTCATACCAAATTATGTACTTTTGTTCTATGGTATTTGTATATCCATACATCCGGCACCTCAATGATTGGGATATTTTGCGCTCAATTGAATGGCTGCTAGATGCTTTTCCCCAGGCAACCGTGTTCACCATTGGCGATGCCCTACAAAACAGGGAGAATATACCACATAAAAAAAGATATTATGAACGCGGCTGTGATGTGACTGATAAGATTCTCACATTTGCCAGGGAGATTGGAGGGGATGCCATCTATATGAATGATGATTTTTTCATTGGTCCTAACTTTGACCCTTACACCAACCTGCGCAATGGTATGCTCAAGATTAATCCGGAACATTCACCGGTATATCAGCAGGCTTGCAAGCATACACTTGAATTCCTTAATCACTACCAATACACCACCTTTAACTTTGAATGCCATCAGCCAATGATGTTCAATAGTGCCAAGCTCATTGAGCTGTTTGATGAAATCACATGGCAGCAACACAACCACTTTCTTAAATCGCTGTACCTAAACGTGCACACCTTCATGTCAATGGATGCTGAGAATCTCAAGATTGGAAGGCCTGACTTAATCAAAGCCAATCAACTGCTTGACAAATACGGATGCTTTTCAATATCAGATGATTTCAAGCAGCACAATGGACCCGACTTCCTTAAAAGGTGCTGAGCTTCTCCTGAGCTGCAACCTTGTTCTGAACGCCTGTGATGTCACTCTCCAATACCACAACCTTTGCCATTGGAACCTTACCACCACTTTCACCGTTCATCAACTCTGTGAGATCTGTTCCTTGTGTGTTCTGAGATACCGTGAATGAGCTTGCACCTGCACCTGACATACCAGCACCTCCACCCTCTGCAATGTTTGGCATTGCCGGTGCACTACCTGCTTTGTACTTCTGTGATGCAATGGCTGCAATCTGTGCAGTACCTATGGCTGCAGCTGATGCGATTCCAATAGTACCCAACACAGATGGAGGTGGACCAAACTCTGCAATGGCTTTCACTATGGCCATAGCTGTACCGGTGATTGCACTTGCAATCTTAAATGCCTTGTCGCGCTCAAACTGCTGTTTCTTAATTTTCTCCTCACGTTCAAACATTGCCAGCTGGATCTTGTATGTATCCATGGCATACTTTTTCTCAATGGCTTTCTTCTGATCAGCGGTAAGATTCTCATTGGCAAGCTCGGCAGCTTTCTTATCATCGAGGTCCTTGATGCGTGCCTCATCTGCTGTACGTTGTGACTCAAGCCTTGCGTTCTGCGCCTCATTGATGCTGTTGTTTATCTCGGACATTGTGTCCAAGAATCCCTGAATCATCTCCAACGTGGAAGTGATTCCCTCAAGCTGCTTATCTCGGGCCTCCTTAGCTCTTGCCTCTTGGATTGCTTTCTCTTTTTCAGCTGTATCCTCAGACAATTTTAGCACAGCATTCCTGTACTGCTCCTCATTTATATATCCATTCTTGTATCCAATGCTTAACTGTGCCTCTTGCTCATTGTGTTTACGCGTCAATTCAACAAGCTCAGCATCATACTTATCGCGAACCATTGCCTGATATTTCTCATTGCGCTCAGCATTTACATCTGTTTGCTTTTGCGTGAATGCAGCATCCATTGCCTCCACTTCATTGCGGTATTGCTCCTCAGTAATGGCACCTGATTTTAACATCTCTGTGAGCTTCACCAATTTTTCACGCTGTGCCTTGGTGAAATCTCGCAGCTCCTTATCAAACTCATCACCTTGCATGTTGGCATAGTCCTCTTGCATCTTGGTGCGTAGATCCAAATACTTTTGGTCAATGCCGGCAAGGTCCTTATTAAGTAGAGCCTCCTTGCTAGTCAACACCTTGCGCTCCTGTTCACCTAGATTGTTGATAGCATTCAATCTAAGGTTGGCAAGATTCTCCTCATATTGTGCTTTGGATATTTTACCCTTGGCATATTTCTCCTCCTCTGCCTTGATTTCATCCTCAATGGATTTCTCAAGGAATTGATTCTTGTAATCCTCAAATGCACGGATGGCTTGTTCCCTTTCCTTATCCTGACCATCCTCTTTTAAGGCAAGGAGATTATCCTGGTATTCTTTCTCCAATGCCAACAGCTCAGCACGCTCTGCTTTCTCAATCTCAATGATTTTCCTGCGCTTATCCTCCGCTGCTTGGGAGGATGCCTCTGCTGCTTGCTTAGCTGCCTCAGCTCGTTCCTTTGCTGCATCCTTCGCTGCTTGTGCTGCCTCTGCATCTGCAACCTTAAGATCCTGATTGTTTTTGTAATATGCCTGATTGTTCTTTCTATACTCGGTACGTGCATCCTTGAATTGCTTGGTAAGCTGTTTGTACCGATCACTATCTGTATCACCTACTTTCCTAAGCATTTCAATCTCTTGCCAATAGTTTGCCATCCGCTGCTGTAGGTTTGCCCTCAACTGTTTGGTGGTATTAATCATGGCCACAATTTTCTTGCGCTCCAATTCGGTAGTGCTTTTACCTGCAGCACTTGCCATGCGTATCTCAAAATCATAGCCTGCCTGAATTCTTGCACTCCGGCCTTTGATATTACTAGCCTCTTTTTTCAGCTCTTTATCACGCTCCTTAGTACGCTTTTCAGCATTGGCTTTGGTCTTTCTCGTTTGCTCATCATCAATGAAACCAAATGCCTCTAACACTTTCATGATACCCATAATCATGATAAGGATAGGACCAAATGCTATCATAACCGAACCGGCCACAATCTTCATCAATGGGCCGAGCTTGTTAAACCAATCGTACACACCAAACAATGCCTGGCTAACTTTATCCCAATTGGCTGCCAATAATCCCACACCTACCACTATGGCACCAATACCTGTGGCAATCAATGCGATTCTCAAGGCCTTTGTTGCCAATGTTGCACCTGTTGTGGCAACGGTATTTGTGGTATTGGCTGCAGCAAGTCCTGTGGTAGCTACAGCTTGCCCTGTCTTTGTACCTGTCTCAGTCACACCGGCTGCAATCTGTTCACCCGTTACACCAACCTCAGCCTGCTTGGCTGCAGTCAATGCACCGGTTGCTGCTGTTGCACCAACATCTGCTGCTGTGCTTGCACCTGTTGCTACCGTCTCAGCACCTTCCACTGCAATAAGCTCCTCCTCAGCAACCACCAATGCCTCGGTTGCTGCAAATTGTCCGGTTAAAACAAAGTTCCTAATCTTATCCGCAGCATTCGCCAAGGTGGTCATGATCAACCCCTGCCTTTGTAATGCAATGCTCACCTGTTGGATGGATGTCAACACCGTGACAGCCAGCTGCATCTTCTGCATGGCCTTGGTCATGGCCTCTGATTCAATTCCTGCCAACTTCATTGATGCCTCAAACCCTTGCATCCCTGCCATGGCTGTGTTACCCACAGATAGTGCGGTGTTCAATCGCATACCTCCCTGCATCATGGCATCAATCTGCATATCAACACCCTGCAGCTGTTTCTTGTATTGTACCAATTGCTCACCGGTCTGCTTGAATTCCCTGGTATTCTGCTTTCCTTGAGCTTGCAATGCATACATGCGGTCCTCAAGTTTACCAATGGACCCACTTAAATCATTGGTGCTGATCATCTGCGTCTCCACAGCCATATCAGCATCAAGCAATGTGGTCTTATATCGTGCAATCTGTGTGGTGAGGTCACGGTATTCCTTTGTATTCTGCTTTCCTTGCACAGCTAAGCGGTACATCCTATCCTCAAGCAAGCCCACAGCTGCAGAGGTATCATCCATGGAGATGGAGGATTGATCCACAATAGCATCCACCTCACGTTGTACTGTCTTTAGCCTGGTTAACTCTGCAAATAAATCCTTGAATTCCTGTGAATTCTTACCGGTGGTAGCTGCCAATGTGTACAGCCTGTCCTCCATGGCGGAGATGGACCCACTCACATCGTTCATATTGGCACCCAACACCTTGATATCAGACTCCACGCCACTGAAAACCGTTTGCAACCTAGACAGCTCAGCACCCAAGGCTTTGTATTCCTGTGTGTTGCGCTTGCCAGCCATCGCCATCTTTTCCATCTGACCCTCAAGCTCTTTGATGGCACCGCCAAGATCTTGCTCAGCTGTTTGGCTCAGTTCGTTCAGGTCCTTGTTCAGCGTTTGTGTTGACTTATCAAGTTTTTGCACCTGACTCACCGCGTTGCCTGTGTCCAGCTTGAGCCTAAATATTGCCTCCTTATTGGCCATATCAGAAAATTATTTCAACAGCTCCAGCTGATATGCCAACAGCTGTGAATTGTGCACCATCCCTGGCAGCAATCACTGCACCCGCTTTAATAACCTCATTTTCCATAGCAATATAATAACGCGCCTCCTGATTCCTGTTATCTCTAATTGCTGTGAATGTTGCATCTGCTATCACATGAATGGCTTGAGCTCTACCCTGCCAGGTAATTCTTTTATCATTGAAAATAAAACTGCCTTTTCTTCTTTCCATTACATCAAAATTTGTACGGTGTATCCTAATTGTTCATATGCAATCTGTGCATATTTGTGAGCCACATCAAGTGTTTGTTGTTCTGTGGCATCCAATGTTGCACGCACATTACCCATTGGTATATCAGTATATACCGGCTTTCCTTGCGCATATGTTGCCTCATTGGTGTAAATTGCCACAGCTATCTCCATGGTTTTACCATCTGCACGCGCCACAAATTCCAGCCTGCCGTAAACCTCAGTAAGTTGTAAATCTGTGCCATCAATGGTGATGGTCTTATCTGCTGTTTCTTGTATTAAAATTGCCATTGTTATGCTTTTAAAAGTTGATGCCCTGTCTTAAGGTCTGAAATTAATGCAGCCACACGCTCAGCAAGCTGTGCCAAAGTTACGGTACCTGAATCAAATGTGGTCCTTGTTAGTGTTCCGGTAGGTGTACCCCACCCTCCAATGCTATACACTTTCACGATATCACCATTCTCAGTCCTAGCATGTGGTGCTGCGTTACCGGCCACTACATCCTGAGAATAAATATAGCACTTATCTGTGACGTTTGTGCTTGGTGCTGTGCCACTTTCCAATAGCAATGAATTGGTACCGCTCCCGGCTTGGGGGCTGCCTCCAAAGTGAAAGTTCCCGTTTCTGTAAATGAATAGGGATGTTGTTTGTGTACGCAATGCCAAATAAGTACCTGCACCGGTACCGTTGTGCATCACGTTCATGTTGGCTGTGGTGGTGTTTGTTTGGATGAAGAGCTGTGCCGGTGTAGCAAATTCAACCGTACTGCCACCATCGTAATACATGTACATGTTGCCTGCGTTGTTGCGGAAGAAAAAACTACCATCACCACGCACCTCCATCAAGTTCACAGAATTACCTGAATTCCTTACCCTCAAACCCACATCTGTACTCAATGCACCCTGTAGCCTTACATCCAATCGTGAGCTCGTGTCAGGTGTAGCACCCACTCCCAACCGCTTGTTAGTGTTATCCCAAAACAAACCAGCATCCTCTTGGACCACATTACCTGTGCCCTCAAACAATACCCTGCCAACCGTACCGGATGCAATGGCTGTGGTGCCAACAGTCAAGCCTGAGGTCATGCTGTTTTTAATCTGCAGAAATGTTACCTTGCGACTGTCAAAGTTACCGCTACCAATATCCTCCGAAAGCTCAAAGAGATCAGTATCTGCAACGGTGCCTGATAAGGCTGTGAGCTGTGTTATTTTTTTAGGCATATTATTCTATTCGTCTGAATTCACCATCTTGTGTTTGTCTCAATTGGCTATCTTCCGTTTGTCTCCAATTCACGGTACCAATGGCATCATAAATCACCTCAATGACTCTGCCGGAAATACCCTCTCCCTCAATTATGCGTATCAGTTCTAATTTGGTGCTCTCATCCTTTCCACTGTCATAGTCCTTAATGGCTTGCAACCTGAACACTACACCATCAATCTTGATTAAGTTACGGAAATCCAGCGTATTGATATCATTGCTGTCCAACATGGCAGATAGCTGCACCTCCTTGCCGTACCTGCTGAGCAATTCCTTGATGAATTTCTCATGGTAAAAGTACAGGTTATCTGTTGGATATTGCGCGGTAATCCAATACACAAAGTCAGGAACACCCCAATTGAGGTCAAAGGTTGGTGTATCCAAGCTATCTAGGTGACCCACATAGGGGTAATCTGTTTCGTTGTGACTTACACCACTCTCATCCACATGCACCCATGCACCGGTGCGCAATCCGCCAAGCTGCACAATGAACGGCTTGCCCTTGATCAGCTGCATCTCTGAGCTGGCATCCTCATTCTGCTGAATCTGAAATGAACGTGGCACAATGAGATCAGTGAATGTTACGTCATCCAATGGTATCTGTGCCAATAGCTTTTGGCTGAATGGTACGGTGTACTCCGTGTCTCCTTGGGCAAATTGATTGGTGCTGCTTATCACAAAGTTACCATAGTCCTTGCCTATATCGGTTCTGTACTTAGCATTGAAGTAATCCTCGTCACTCTCCCACCTAAAACTATAGTTCTTAGATGCATAATTTATGGTAGGTATTACACTCATATCTTTACTGTAGTCCACCTTAGCAGTCCAATCAATGGCATCTGCTGAGCTGTTGTAAAAATCATTCAGGGGCTCAATCTCCATCACTGTGGGATTGTCCACATTAGGCTTCACGTACAGGTTAAACATGGTGACCAACCCCTTAAAGAAAGCCCCGGCATCCATCTGTGGAAGGAATGTGCTGATGTTCACATTTGTACCTGCAGTTAAATTCTGTATTTTTTTAATCACATCAATGTTGCTCCCTGCAGATGCAAGTGTGTATTCAACAATCTCCAATGCTCCCGGTGTATCACTGTTGGTATTGAATCGGGCCATGATTTCACAGCGCAATTCCTGATTAATCAACAGGTAAAAGTCACGGCTGTAGGTAAAATTGATGCTTAAATTCTGCGTTGTGCTGTAATTTAACACCGTGCCCTGGTAAATGGTATCATTACTCACAAGGCTATTGTCAACAAACACATGCAGCTCCAGCGCATAATTGGTGGTTGCAAAGTTTGCAATTGTCGGATCAATATCAAGTGTATGATCACCGTAGTAATCCACGGTGAATGTACCCTCACTAGATGCAACAAATCTCATGGCATTGGTTTGCTGCACCTGATTGGCTGGATCCGTGACAATAGTCACATCAACCGGATCATATTGGTATGCCTCCTGCCATAATCCATTTATGATTGCTTGAAAGTAGTATATCAGATTTCCCGTGCCATCGTTATCCTCAGTCATGGTTGCACTCTGAGCTGCAGATGTGGTGCTGTCAATCTGTGGAAGTACACCACCCTCAAATGCCAACAGCAACCGCTTGAATCTCTGTGACTCAAGGAACGTGCTAGACCATGACAGCCCACAATAATCAAACGCATGCTTAAGGATATCATACACAAAGATCTGTGGCGGTAGTTGGTCCACCTCAAATTGGTTGGCAACCACTCTCTGATATCCGTAATCAATCATACCATAGTAATACCCTAGCCCGGTGTAATTCCCTGCCACCACATTTGGCGTTGTGACTCCATTCAATTCAATGTTGCCATTCCAGGTGCTCACTTGATTGGTACGTGTGTACAGGTGATTATACTCTGACATGTCCAGCTCAGACAGCTTGACCTTAGCCAACCGGCCAATGTAGTCAATGGTCTCCGATATCAGTAAGATGTCAAACTCCCATGTGCCTTGGCTGTATCTGCATTCACTGAGCTGTGCCACACCTTGGAATTCAAGCAGGCTGTTGTGGTAATATCGTGCAGGTATCCGGACCGCAGGATCAAAGTTGATGAATGTGCTGCTGATACCACTGTCAACCTCGGATGCGCTCCAGCTAAACACCTGTGTCATCAATGCACAATTGACCTGTGTGCCCGGCAGTTTGATGGTCTTGGAATTGTTCCCCTTCCGCGCTGTTAAATCCTTGATATCAGAGATGTTGAATGTCAGAGGGAACGGCAACCTGTCATTGAGGTCCACCTTAATATTGTTCAGATACAGCTCCATTAGTTCAGTTGGCTTATGTATTCATTGGTCTTATCAATCTGAACAAGCTCCTGTATCAACCCATCCTTGCGCCTCAGCTTTTTAACATAGTTCGGATTGGTGACCATCACAGAAACAAACGCGCTTCCCTGTTGAATGTACACCCGTGGACTCTCATACAGCTCCTCCACAAGCCAATGCTGCACAGCCTCCTTAATCCAATCACTGTTTATGATCATCTGCTCCACAGCTCTCTTGCTGTAGTGTTTCATCTGTGCTCCAATCCTTGGGAATTCATACGCACCACTGTTGCCCCATTGACCAAGCTGCTGCTGGTAATTATTGGTAGTCACATTTGCGCTGTCCTGACTAACCAAGTCAAAGCTATATGAATCATACACACCAAACTTGTTCAGCCAATGCAACCGGACAGGTGTGTACCTGGTGCACTCTTGATCATACCATATTTTGAACAGCTCAGTGTAGTTGGTAGTCACCCCATCACTATATTCCACATAACACTCATAGTATGCTGCTAGGTCAAACTGTGCCTGTGTGATGGTAGTGTTGTTCACAATCACATCAGGCCCCACATTTAGCTCCCAATATCTCTCATATCCAATATTGTATGCATCCGATGTGATGCTGTTGCCATTAATATCAAACAGTTCCACAAATAAACGCCACACATCACCCATGACAAACCGCTTACCAAACAGGCCAAGATAAAAGAATTCATCATATCTGCACCATGCACGTTCACCCCTTGGAAAGTTGGTGGTGAATAGTGCACCATTTGTCTCCTTGACATCGTATGCATCACTGTTCCATCCTACAAATTGAGCATATTTGAACGATCCATTGAATGCTCTCCTGATTGCACTTGTATCATTGGCATGTAGTGTTGGGGTTAACCCATACTTTTCATACACATCAATGTAGCAGGTGAGCATTGCTGTGCCAAAGTCCTGAACAAAGTCAGGTGCTGCCACCGGTGTGGTGGTCAGAGCTCGCATGATTTGGCTTGCATCAAATTTACCATAAGCTCCTGACTCCGGGAACACCTGATGCGCGCTGTGCAGGTTGGCATTCACATACAGCTCCACGTAAAAGCTGAAATTTGGTTGAATGGTTTCATCACTCTCAAATGTCCATACGATTGGATTGCATGCCGGTGTGAATGTATCCGGCTCTTGTACTATTGTTACCGCCATGTCTTTGTGTTTTTATCCCATACCACCTCCAAGGTCATGCCCATCAAGGTGCTCAGGTCATTACTCATTTTCTTTAATGCATCTGCGTTCACTGTATCCTCAAGGATGTTCCTTGGCTTCAACCCAAATCTGTTCTTGGTCACGTATGCTGATGCATATGCCCGTTGTGGACTGTAACCTTTCCATGATTGTAGGGCTTGAATGTGCGCAGGTGCAACGGTTGGTTTTTTAAAGCTGTAAGGGGATGGGAATTTCTTCCCTGTTGTGGGATTCACACCCTCATCCATAAACTTGAAGTAGAAATCTGCCTGTATTTTGACAGTCATCTTTCCATCCGGCACCGCAGCAATGGAGGATGCAAGCCCACCGCTGTTGCTTGCCTTGTTTAATGTAGCCTCACGTAGCTCCAATGTGAGCTGTTTAGCCAATTCCAGCAGCATCTCCTCATATGCATTGGCTGGCTTGGCTAGGTCACCCTTGCTGATTCCTAACGTATTGAGGTATTCAAACTTATCTGCCATATTTCGCCTGCATTTGTTGCTGTCTCTCCCTATCCCTTATGTATTCCTGTTCATCACGGATCTTGAGGTAGTTCATCCAAAACATGCTTTCTATGTACGGCTGCCTTGTGATTTGGTCAATCGACCTACTAAGCTCCTTAGCCAGCCTGAGGATGATTCCGGTCCATGTAAACCACTCGCTGTCTTTTGGACTTCCCTCATTATCTTCATCCTCTGTGCTTCCATCCTCACTACCTGTAGTGCCAAAATAGCGTTTCTCCTGCTCTCGGATGAGTGCAAAAAAAAACCAAAGAAGTTCAGAAATTCATCACCGGGGAACCGGTCCTTGAATAGTGCCTCCCTCTTTTCATTGGGATTAATCACCACACCGCGCTCATCCTTTTGGCAGTATTCCATACCCTCCTCCACATAGCAGATTGCCAATGCTTTATGTGGCTCCTCCGGTACGCGCTCAATCAGCTTCATGTCAATCATCTGGCCTGTTGATATCTTGCTGAAATCCTTCTCATACACATATGCCTGCCCATCAATCACTATCCTTCCGGATGGCTCCTCCATCTGATGGTCACTGATCATGTTCAGCAGCCTGTAGCTTAGCCTCACCACATCATCAACCGCAGCCCTCTTGATCTCATTTACCTTTAATCCTGTGAACACACTCACCACCTGAACGTGGAAGTCAAGCATACCACTCAGATTGCTCTGTGCCTCCTTCCACAGCGGTGCCATATGCAGCCACTTGGTCACCATGATTGGACTGCACTCCCTGATATGCCTTGGATATTTTACCTCAATCACACTCATACTCTCATCACTTTATATTGCCCCCGTTTACTGTATGCCTTGCGACAATGCCATGCCAATGCCAGGCTAATCACCCCATCATCATGCAACCCATCCGGTGCTGCATATTTCACTGACCTTGTGCTTGGATTGTAAATGTACGTAAAAGCCTCCAATTCATCAAGCAGCCACCTTTCATCATTGACGCTGATGGCTGCCTGTTCAAAGGCTACTGCTAAATCCTCAATCAATACAGGCTTGGACTTGGATGAGGTGACCCATGGCTCCACATTGTTACGGCACCTCTTGGCCAGCATCTCATAGAACACATCACCCTGATTGTTGACCTCTACCAATGTGAGGGCATTGTGCTGCTTGATGCGTGCCTCCACTTGGTCAATGATCTGTGACCACTCCATATGCCTCCACCTGTACACAGCCAGCATGTGCCCATCACTGTTGATCACGGATAGCACGGTGTAATCATCAGCCCTACCGATATCCAGCCCGGCATATGCCTTGCCTGTTGGCTGTCCGGTACCAATGCATGCCTGTATATTGCGGAACAGCCCGGATGCATTGTCAACAAACTCTGCCATGTACTCCTGCCGGAAGATATGATCAGGCAGTGACCTCTTGCGCTCATCCAAATCCTGTTGATCAATGAGGGGATTGTCATAGCTGCTGAATTGAAAGTACTTATACCTCTCATCATAGTTGTGCTGCAGAGCCAACCTGTGGAAGTGATTCCTTCCCTTGGGCGTTGAAATGAACAGGACCTTTTTTCCCTTGACCAATACGGTTGCACTCAGCACCTCATCCCACAGCTCTGCCCTGGTGAATGCCATCTCATCAATGATTAGATAATCAAATGTATTCCCTCGGATATTATCGGGTTTCTCACCTGAATAGAACGTGATGGTGCTGCCAAATCCCTTGATCCATAAATCTGACCTATGGAATTCAAACAGGCCGGATGCCCTTGTGACTCGCTCCATCTCATCAAACACTTTCTTGCTCTGCTTGTACACCGGTGTGACCCATGCGATGTTGCAGCCCTTATCATTGATTGCCCACCATAGCATCTGATTAATCCCCAGCAAGGTCTTGCCAAACTGCCGGCCTATGTTCAGCACGTAATACTTATATGGTCCATGATTGATTGAATCATGAATCAGCCTTTGATTGGCATGGGGCTTATATCCTTTGACTGTGCTCATATCATAAAAAAGGGATAGCTGCTGCCATCCCTACCTAACCAAACTAAAACCGCTATGTTTTGTCAACCGTACAAATATACACAATTATTCAAAATCAAACCGCTCTACATTCCGGGTTTCAACCTGCTGCCTGTCATGCATGCCCAGAGCATTCTTTGCGTAGAATATTCCCTTGCCTTCATTGGCTACAATATCCTTTGCCAGATTCTTAAACATGTCGTCAATAGTTTTTATAGTGTCGGTTTTTAGGGGCTCATCTGCCTCACCTCTCAGCCATACATAGTAGGTATCTCGGTTGATTGTTTTCTCCTTGCGCACAATTGGCAGCCATACGTTCAGAAAGTACCCAATGGTAGGTATGTGTCTATCCGGTACCTGAATAACTTTACCATTCCCTGCAACATGTGGCCTTGTGTTTTGCACACATTCCTGCATGTATTCAAACGCTAACTGATGTAGCCTCAATACAAACTCCTTACCGTATGAATTCGCCATGACAAACCTAATTATGTTTTTCTGTTCTATTTAACATAATATATCTATATATATGTATTATTTATTAATATACCTCTGTTGTATTAATTTAATTTTCTTACCTCTTATGGTTTGGTCCACATGACTGCCAAGGCTTTTCTGCTGTGCATGCCTCCTGTATTTGTACAGGTAACTATTGGCAAAGCCTAATTTCATTCCAGCCTGTAGGCATCTCATATTGAATTCATATTCCTCAGCACAATCAAGTGACTCATCAAACATGCCTATGCGCTCAAACACATCACTCCTGTACATCAATGTACCTCCATGAATTACATTACGCTGCGCCATCTCCTGTAGTGATGGACTAGTGTTTGGCGGTCTATAGATCTGCTCCCTTCCATCTGCCCAAAAATTAATGGCACATCCATGTATGAAGTCATATCCTTGAATAGCATAAACGCTGTGCAGCAATGAGTAAGGTGTAAGCATGTCATCATCACACAGGTATTTGACATATGTGCCTGTAGCACGCTCAATGCCCCTGTTCAGATTGTACGCCACTCCCTGATCACTCTGTGAATGGATTACCTGAATCTCACCGGTGTAATTCTGTTCACGGATAGACTCCTCAGCTTGCCTAAGGTATCCACGGTCCACCTTGTAGGGAATAATTATGCTAACCTTTGGAAGTTCAGGAGCCATACCTTGGGTATTATTTGATGTTCTACTGAGCAATGCCAATCATGGAAAGCCAATTTAAAGTGTTCACGCTGCAGGTTAAATGTGTGATATTGGTCCACCTCAATGTTCATCCCTGTGAGAATCATTACGTTCTGCCTGGCAGCTGCCTTCATCCGATCACATGCCTGGAAGAAATCCATGCAATTGTCCAGGACAGCAAAGGCCACCACTGTATCAACCTCAATGCCTTCCATATCCTCCACTGCCATCCTGATGGTATCTGTTCCATCCACAGGAAATGCATCCATGCCAATGTATTCCACATCATTTGGTAGGCATGTCTTCAGGTGTTGTGATCCACATCCAACATCCAGCACGCTATTGCCAAATCCGCATCTAATCAGATGGCTTGCGTAATCCCTAACCGGGTTTGGATTGCTCCTATTGTCATCATTGTGACCATTAGCCAATCGCCTTGCAATCAGGTTAATGGTTGCCAGCTCCCACCTTGCTCTTGATACCTTCATTTATAATCTGTTTAATACGTTCACCTGTTGCCTTTATGCTATGCTTATCCCTGAATCCGGCATGTAGCTCCTCACGCTTGGCATCGAATTGCTCACGTGGTACAGCCAATGACTCAATGGCCTGAATGAATGCCATCTCATCGTTAGGTGTAAGGAATGGATGTGCACCATACACATCCTCGTATGCCTGCCTGTTGACGTTGTTTGTCACCACCATGACTCCCATCGCCGTGGCTTCAAAAGCTGTAACGCCAAAACAACCATAAGGCTGCCCATTCTGCGTAGGATTAAACAGCTCAATGTATATATCGGCAAGGCCAATGCGGTACAGATTCTTTTCATGTGGCTCACGGTTGGTGTTGATGTCAATCTCAAACCTATCCTTGAATGGCTCCAATAGCCTTTGGATGGTCTTTGTTCCTTTCACCAGGTGATTGGATGGATAGTGTGCTATGCGTAGCTTGGTCCTGTAGGGTCTTTTTGCCTGTGTCAATGTGGTATGCGGTGCCACATATAGCATACTAGGGTCATGCAGCAGGAATTCACACTGATCTGTGGCAATGGTGCGTCCCATGTACAGGTTATCATAGTACCGTTTGTTCATCCTGTACCTTGTGCCTGTATGGTACACCACTATGTTTGGATGTGCCATAATCAGCATGTAGGTCTTTTCACAGGAATGGAACAACTGAATCACATCATACTCAACGAATCGCTCCATGATATGCTTGGCTGTCACCACCTGTGATTGGCTGGTGTATTGAAACGCATGAACAGACATGGTCCAATCATCGCAATCAATACCAATGGACCGCAATGCCTGAGCATTGTTATGGCTCATATTGGCGTAATCCACAGATGAAATGTTCAGCACTCTCATAGTTCAGCAGTCAATTGCCTTACATCAATGAAGGACTTGCAATAGCAACTATCAACCAGGCACACATACTCCTCATTGTGATCATCAAAGAACAGGTATTTGACTATCTCCCAATGCTTGCCATCCTCCGTGGCTTCGCACATATCACCCATGTCGATGTGTTTATGCATTGCTCAATAGTGCAATGTACTCCTCACGCTTCAACGTGCCCTTGATTCCTTTCTCCTTAGCCATGGCACGCAGCTCTTTGTAGCTCATTTCTTCAATTGCCTTTGGCTTGGGTTGCACAATGCCCTTGAATGGCACCCTGCGGATGGCTGGCTGCGTTGATTGGTTGCCTGCTGCCACAAGATCACGCATGGCATTACGTATGCATGTGCCACATCCAATGTTCAATGTCTTGCCCTGCTTATCTTTGTACCATGCAGCAAGCTCCACCTTGAGTATATTGCTCAGATTGAATGATCTTGTGCGCTCGTATCTTTCAGCCTGTTGGCTGAGCTCCTCACTTATTTTCATGTGTCAAAATTAAGTCACTAATCAGATAGCTTATAAAACTTATGCCCACAAGTTCGGGCTCTGTGCATAGGCACACCACAAACGTGGACCAAAATGCCAGGCATGATTGGCAGTTAAATGGTTTATAATCAGGCAGAGGGAATGTCTGCAATGCACGGGCTATCCCTATGCTCATAAGAATGATGTATATCATGTTTCACTTGTTTAATTGCCTTGTGAATGATGTCCAGGGATATGCCTGTTTCGGCACGTATCTCTCTGTAGGTCATTCCATAAAGGTACATCTTTGTAATCTCTTTACAAAATGTGTCCGAATCATCTGCCGGTGACTCATCAAGATAGCTCTGTAGGAATTTCAGCAGCTCACTTGGTGTATCATCAGGATCAGATGGCAGTAACTCAGAAAGCTCCACCGTATTGGCAGAGCCTCTGAATTGCTTGTTGAAGTCTGATTGATACCAATTCCATTGGTTGTGTGCGAACCGTACAAAGGTCCTTGGCAGATCCTCCTCTCTCACGTTGTACTTATCCATCAGGATGTACACATGGCTGACCAAGTCCTCATACAAGGGATTGCCTCGTGTGATTGACTTAGCCAACCTGTATGCCTCAATCCTCCAGAATTTCACCCCGTGAATTTAGTAAAAATCTGAACGCCTTGTTGATAAACACCTCGGACATTTTCTCACCTCGCATGAATCTCCATAGCTGGTGATAGGTCACATCCATATCCAAGGCCATGAATCCGAGCTTGTAACGTGGTGTAAGCATTTGAATCAGCTGATCCCTCACATAATCTGTGAGCTCATACCCCTTAGAAAGGGAGATCATCATCTGCCTGGGCTTGCTTAGGTGGTGCTTGATTACCTTGCTCATTGTTGAAATCAGATATTTGAACGCTCATAAACTTGTTCCCTGCCTTGGACTCCTTTATCCATGCAGCCAATCGTTTGCGCTCACCATTGATGGTGATGTTGCCGGTGTAGTCAGGTTGATTGCTACCCTGTACCTTGTTCTCATTGCGGAATAGAGCTCCGCTGTTGTCTTTGTTCTCCATTGTTTATTTTGATTTATAGATTTTACCTTTACCCACCTCTGTGATGGTCACCTGCAGCACTCCCTTGCGTATCATGTTCATCTGCTTGGCTGCTCCATAGGTCAAGTCTATCAATACACCGCTGGACTTAGGCAACCGGTCATTGACCTTGACCACAATCTCCTTGTCAGACTTGTTATCATGTACACAAAGCAATGTGCCAAACGGCAGAGTCTTATGTGCGCAGGTTAATGAATCAGCATGGAATCTCTCACCGCTTGCAGTAAGCCTCCCTGTCCAATGTTCTCCGTAATAGGTAGCCTTACCCTTGCTCGTGTATAGAAACGTGCTCAGAATGGCTAAAAATAGTGTCTTTATCATCAGTCTAATTGTTTAGGTGTATCAACGCTCTTGAATAATTCGGTCTTTGAGTCCAATCTACCGGTGACCTTAATGAAATCCACCTCAATCTTTGCTGATTGGATGATCATGCTGGACAAATTAGCCACCGCATTTGCTTTTTTGATTTCATTATCCAGCTCCTCCGGATTCAATTGGTCATCATCAATGCGCTCCAATGCGCTGAATAGGTGATCCCTTAGATCACTTAGTTTGTTTTTTGCCATGTTCTTTAATTTTTTTAGTTAACTTATTATTTAATTTGACCACCTCCTTAAGGTGTTCAGGTACATTGTTGGATGAATTCCTTAGCATGTTCTCTTGCCTAGTAATCATATCAAGGTTTGACAGCTGGCAATTCAGGCTGTTGCCATCCTTGAATATCACCACCATGTTCTTTGGTATTGGTCCATGTGCCTCCATCCACAAATATCTGTGTAATAACTCCCAATACTGTGGCCTTATCTTGATAAACTTGTAAGGGATCCCTCCGGAATCTGCACGAATGCTGATGCTGTACATGGGTTTGTGATTGAATGGTACATGTCCAGGTGGAAAGAAAGTCCTTGCCAAGGATTTGTACACATGTGGCTGTACTTTTTTGCCCTTGTTGTGTGGTGTTTGCCCTTTCTTAAATTCCGTGCCTGGACTATTGCGTTCACCTTTTTTAAAACCTCCTGATTTCGGATTTACAATCCACTCCTTAGGCTTTTTGATTCCATGCTTATACACCAAATTGTACACCGTTGTAATGGATATACCAATTGATTCGGCTATCTCCTTAGCTGTGTGATCGCAATACATGGACCTGATTAACTCAATGGTGCTCTGACTGTACTTCATTGGTTTACCTTTGACATCAATACATCCTGCTTGTACTCGTTGTAATAATTCCAAGCAGCTTCCAACCTGTGTATCAATTGCTCCTGTGCATCCCAATCACGTTCATACTTAAGCACAGTGATACGTCTGTATGGCTCAATGTGATTCACCTGGTGCAATTCAGGATATTCATATTTGCAAAGGTCCGGATCTGTTTCCACCATGCAGTATATCAACTCAGCCTTTGGCCTGTCATACAGGAACATGTATGCCTGTAGCTGCCACTCATATGCTTTGTTGTACCCTTCCTTTGGTGTTGCTGGCCATGTGGCCCATGACCATGAGGTCTTGATATCAATCACCGTATCCTCAGTAAGGATATCGCATTCACCTGACAGGAACATCCTTGATTCTCTACCTGTGTGCTTAGTGTAGTTATCAATCCGGACCTTGTTCAGCAGCTCAATGCTGTCATGTTCCTGTGTGATTCCCTTATCAATGTACTTAGATACGATTTGATTCTTGAATCCAAACATCTCCTGTTTAGCATTGAGCCTCAGCATTGCCTTGGCTGTCTCAGATAACACCTCAGACTTGCTTTTTGGTGAGGTCATTAGGTCTCCAACCTGATGAGCTCTGACGATGATATCATTCATACTGCCTCAATTAATTGGATTTGTGCCTCATTCAACTCATAGTTCACTTTAAACTTTTCAATAGTCCACTTAGCGGTGCCATCTGCCAAGGATTGGGCAAACTTCTGCACCAATTCATCCGTGGCCTTTGGCTTGGCAGGTGCTGCCTTGCTTGCACTAACTGCATCATCGTCCTCTGTGGTGGAGATGGATAGCAAACTGCTCAAGGTGTACCTGCGGAAGTAAGATATGGCACTCCCCATCTGCTGTGGATTGGTGATGGCTGGCAGTTCAATGCTTGACTCCACCATATCACCGCTGTCAATGTCAATCAGCTGTGTTGTGACCTTGTTGTCATTGATTGGCTGCATGATGATCAGTCCAAAGCTAAACAGAACCGGCTCCACCGTGTCCAGGATAGCATTCAAATCAGCATAACGGGAATGATGTGACTGTGCATTCTTGTACACCTTGCCAATCTCCCTCTTTGCATCCCATACCTTGCGGTACAGTGATGCCTGTACTTGTTCTTTTTTCATTCTCTCGGGTTTTAATTTATACAAATGTAAACTTTTTATTTAATATCTGCAAACAGGTTTAACTGTGATGTATGTGATTTAATTCTCTCAATTGCTTTTTGATAATACTCAGCGTCAAGTTCACAAGCTGTTAACTCAAAGCCGTAATCATGGCACGCTATTGCTATGCTTCCACTTCCTAAATGGGTGTCTAGTATTTTATCACCTTGCTTTGCGTATTTGTCTAAAATCCATTTGTAAAGTGCTACGGGTTTTTGTGTGGGGTGCTGTCTATTTATATCGTTAGAATTTATCTTGATTAATTGCGGGTGTTTATTCATTGAACAAAAAGCAAATTCAAATTGGCTCATAGTTGGTATATAAGTCATTTTATCCCATATCAAAATGCATTTAGTATTTCCAATGTGTTCTACCATATAATTTCCACCCCATATAATTTGATTTTTAGAAACTCTTTTTAATTCATCAAAGTACTTTTTATTAGGAGTTGAATTGTCCCATTGCTTATTCTTCAAATCATTAAAAAATTTTTGTTGTGAATTTCCATTTTTAGAAGACGGATTGCTCACGGTTGCCATTCCTAATCCATAAGGCGGGTCTACAATAGCCAAATCAAAATAATTGTCGGGATATCGAGCCATTAACTGCATGTTATCTTCGTTGGTTATTGTTATTTTGTCTGTTACTTGCATATCTCAATGAATTTATCATACCATTCAATGAATCCATCCACATCTCGGGCAATAATGTAGGTACCTCCTGCCTGTTCAATGCTCTGCTGGTATTGTTTCTGTGCATCTGACTGCCTATCCTTGCCATATTTTACCTCAATCTTTATTGATCTCCCGGCAATTGTGGCTGAAATATCAGCACTCCCCTTGGTGCCTGTGGTTGGAATGTACTTCCCCTTGCCAATTGTGCGCTCCCTGCCATCAAAATCTGTGTATTTCTTTGGTCCAACAAACCGCCCCATGGTGTTGATGCGTTCAGCCTGGTATCCATTAAGCTGAACAAAGCGGATAATTGTCTTTGTGAGCTCATTTGCTGAGGTCTCTTTGAACGCTGAATGTGCCAAGCAATGCAATGGCACGCTTGGAAATTTACTTTGCAGCTCTTTTAACTCCAGCTCCTTGAGCCTTGCTCTTGTTTCTTTCTTCATCTTGTATTTGTTTTAACATGTTATACACTGTTTTACGGCTGACCCCTAGCACCTCACTTGCTGTAGTCTTATTAAATTCCTTATTTGCCTTGTACATTCCCTTGAGCATGGTGTACTTATCGGAACCGGCAGCCCTCCCTGCTTGCATCAGTTCATTTTTCTCCTTGACATCCTGCTTAACTAGCTTGCTCATGTTGATGAAATACTCAGATAGCCTCTCCGCACGTAGGATGTTATCCTTACTCACTTGCTCAATGGTGCCACCCTTTTCAAGAATGGACCAAAGTGTATTAATCAACAGCGCGAATCTTGGGATATAGCTCTTTTGTTTTGGAAGCATGCTCTTCATGTACTCATTCTCATCATCACTGTTCTGCATATCAGTGAGCTTGTCATGTATGCGGATCCATTCCTTGTTGGCCTCCTCACTAAATACCACATCTGTGGTAAGGATATCACCGTGCTCATTCATCTTGAAATAGATTGAATTGATACGGTACCTAATTTGATGCAGGATGCCAATCCATACCTCACTCATCACAGGATCCATGCTGTTGGCATTGTAGTGATTCACCTTGAGCTCAGGATAGCTGATAAGAATCCGGTCAACAAATCCGTTCTCCTTGTTTTCCCCGGTAGTGAATTCGTCAAACACACTTGGCTGGATGCCTCCCAATACAGGAATCATTGGCTTATCCACAAATGCACTCTTGGATGTCTTCCGGTTTAAGGAGATGGATGTACCTGACCATGATGAAAGCCAAAACTCAAGGTCACTACCTTGCCGGTATTTGTTCATATCCTTGAACCATCCTGCAAGCTCATCCTTAAATATCCCTACACTGTTTGGATTCTGCTCATGCAGATCAACCAATGCCTCAAGTGTGATATCACCCACAAGGAATTGCTTGCTCACAGGCTTATCAATATGCTCTGCGTATTCCTTTTGTTTCTTATCCATGGCCTCGTATTCCTTCCACTTGGCAAATTGCCTGGCATATTCCTTTTGTTCCCGGATGTTCATCTCTCTAAGGGGAAAAATAATCTGATTGATTGATGGGGTTTTACCAATCCCTGGCTTACCAACAACCGCGATCCATATGCTTGCCACCTCATGCCAGCCCTGTTTGACTTGCATCCTTAAGCTGTTGCCAACAATAACCGACAGCACCCACATGAATGATGCACCCATGTAATCAATGGATAGGCCCAAGGTTTCTGCACTCATCAAGATATAGCTCTTGACTTTGTCCGGGAATATATCCACAGGGAATGTTTGCCTGGTAATCTTTGGCTCCTTAGGCATCTCCATCTTTGGCACATCTACCTTTGGCATGGCTCTGCTTCCAAATCCTTGATCATACAGGTCACGTGCTGCAGCTGTCATATCACCGTTGTGATTCTTATGGGCATAGATCGCAAATGGTGACAGCAATTGTTCAGCTGGATATCTTGTGCCGGTGCTGAACAGGTACATGCATCCACTATCCTGGTACACATAACCTGAATGTGGACTCTTTGCACCAAATCTCCGGATGATATATGCACTATTGGTGCGCCTAGTAATCTCAAAATCATCCTGAATCAAGTCCAATGCACTATACTGCTGATTGAATTCCTGCCATGGGCTAACACCTTGCACCTCAAATAAGCCACTTTTCGGCTCTTCTGTGGGCATATCTCCTGTATAGTGATACGTTCGGCTTATCTCCCATATTATTGTGCGCTCCTCAGGTGTTATGAATTGCATGTCATGGTATCTGCGACTGCTTAGGTAATTATCATACAGCACCACCATGCCACCAATTCCCCTGGTCTCAATGATGGCCTCACTCTGACCCTTCAATGTGGCAATCTTTGTATTGCCTTCAACCTCATAGCACCTGTACAGAATGTGAAATCCAGCATTCTTGGTCTTTACAATGGTCACCTTGGACTCAAAATCCTCAATATTGTCATTAAGAAATTGCAGGTATTCACTCCACCATTCCTTTTGCTCCTTTAATCCGACAATGACCTTAAGATCCACATCAATGCATTCAACATCATTGTATCCACATATCAAACCATACAGCGGTGCATCCAATGCCTCCACCTCATCCGGTGTGCGGTGTTCTTTTTGGTATTTTTTCCATGGTCCTTTGGGCCTCTTATCATCCTCCACAGGAATGATGGAAAAACCCTCACTTGCTAACTTCCTCAGGTACGCTTTTTTCATCTCGTTTTTATTAACATTTGTTGATAACTTGCAAATTTAGTCAAAATAGTGTGTAAAATTACACACTTTTTACACACCGTTACACACTCATTTTACACACTAAAGTATCAGTGTTTACTGACCTTACAGAGCAAAAGTGTGTAATTACACAGTGTGTAACGCCAAAAAACACTTTTTTTAAAATTACTTAGATTTTTTTTTCTTGAATTAGGCAGTGTGTAGTGTGTAATTACACACCATTTACACACTCCAAAACCTCCTTGAATTGGTCAAAATCCATGCGCTCAATGTCTTCATATACCTCCTTATCCATGGGCAGGTATAAATACATTATTGCGGTGCCATGAACATAGTCAATCTTGCGCATGCTGAATTGTGTTTGTTCATCCATCATGGAGATGTAATCCGCTCTGATATGCTTGATGTATTCAAAATATATGGCATCTTTCATGTGCTCAAACATCCGTGCCATCTTGATTCCATGAATCACTGTGCTGTGATCCTTGCCAAAGAGCTTGCCAACCTGTTCCAAGGTCATCCATTTACGCAGCTCCTTGTAAATATAGTACCGCTGGTACACTAACTCCCTCGTTCTCTTTGGTGTTTTCAGCCCATATCTTTCAATCAGCTTTACCACTTCATTCATCTTGTGTATCATATCTCCTCAATCTTTAAAATTAAACCGGGCCACATGGGGAATTTATCCCTGATATGGCTGCTGTCGTATCCAAACATAACCATGTAGCCAAGCTGCCACTCAGATGGTCCTTTGAATTTGTAGGTCACTCTGTACTGTTTCATTCCTCTCTAGTTAAATAATGAACAATAACTCCCACCGCTGGAATAATCAGCAATGCAATCCATCCAATCCATACCAATAGTGCCCACCAAAGTAGAACACACACCGCAGCCAATGCTGCCCAAACTACCAAATAATTTCTCATTCCTTTTCGTTTAAAAGTTCGTCAATAATTTCCATGCACGTGGCGAGCTTATCCCTAAGCTGGTCAATGATCACCCTCTCCACATGCAGATGATCCCTGTGCTCAAATGCCACCTCCTTAATCCAATCATTGATATCCTTGAGGTGCTCAACCTTATCTGCCATATTGCTCAATTTTAATCCTACAAATCCGCATGTAATGATCCAGGTTGAATGAACCACCTTTATCATCAGTCACACTCTGATCACGCCACCACTTGACTCTCATCACCAATGGAATGGCTGAATGTTTTGGATCAGCAGATCTCTGCCGGCTCCTCTTGTTCTTCCCAATAGTACCCATTTCCGTTACAATTTTCACATTCAACATCTTCAACACACCCACCACAACATGTGGATGCCGGACGGCTGCAGGCACCAATGACCTCAATCCAACCTTTACCCTTGCAATCTTCACAAGTTACCTCTATTTCGTACATAACTCCTCAATATTTTTCATGATCAACCCATAGCTGCGCATGGTTACCTTGACATTTGACTCAGCTCCATTCATTTCACGCTCAATTCTGTTGCGCTCTTCCACGGTCACAGCACGTTCATAATAACCCTGCAGGCTTTTCAGTTCATCGTGGTGCCTCATTACCAGCTCCCACATATCAGCTGCAGATGATTGCAGCCTTGTGATTAAGTCCACCGTGCTCATAGCAATGTTTCAATTAAGCCAATGGCAATGGACATTAACAAACCCATCCCCAGGGCTTTCAATAATAGTTTTGTAAAGTCATTCATTTCACTCAGTTTTAAATTTGACATACGCAATAATAGTTATTTTTTGCATACGTGCAAAACTTTATACCTATTTTTTCAACAATTTAACATTTAAGGGAATAAAAAAACCAGCCCAAAGGCTGGCTTTCCCGAGTGAATGAAAATACTAATTGAGGAAATTAGCGTTTTCTGCGCAACCTGCTGAACAATGCCAGCACCTTGCCCAATATACCGGATGCATCATTTACTGTTACATTCAGACCTCTCTCTGAACGCTCAAGCAATACATCCAATTTTTCAGAATCTAATTCAATGGTTACCTTTCCATCTTTACGTGTCACATTTACATCTACTTTCTTGCCATCAATATGTAAATTGAGGTCTTTTTTTGGCTTGCTCATGCTGGAAATTCATTAAGTAAACAATAGCTAACTACTTTCTGATTGTCTTTGAACCATCCCATCAGCTGCTTATATTTCTCAGGATTGTTTGGCACCTGGCATCCTGCACTCCATGCACCAATATCCTGCTTGATTGTCTTTGTGTTGATGTCGTGGCTGTTCAAATGGAAGTTGATACCATACCAACCGGGCTGCTCAGGTCCAAGCTCCTCAGACTTGTTATCCTTATCTCCATCCCTATGCACAATCACCTTTCCACCACGCTGCAATAGTCCTGCAATCTTTCCCCTGTGCAGGCCATAGTGCCAAATATCATAATACCACTGATCAGCCTTAAGGATTGCAGCACCTTGTTTATTGAATGATTCAAACTTTTTTAATATGCTCACGCCAGGATTAGTTGTGCCGGACATAACCATCACAAACTTATTCCCATCAAACACATAAAATTTATCATCAAATTTATTAGGCACATCCTCATTAGATCGCACGCCTAAAATCCACCTACCTTTTGGCAGGCCCTTAAATGATTTCAATGTGGCCACTCTATCCAGCAGCTCCTTGTCAGTGTATGCTTGTACCATTGGTATCCGCTTTAATTACTTTGTAAATATAGCGATATTTTGGCTGAACATGCTCAAGGCTATCCACTTTCTGATTGATGCTGTCAACAGCTTGCTGATTTGACTCCTTGAGATGATCAAGATAGTTCTCTGCTTGGATGGTTATTTCATCCTTTGGTGCCTTTACATGGTCATGTTTTGGAACCGGTGCAAATATCAGAGCTATTGCTCCAACAATTGATGTGATAATTAAAGCTTTATTTTCCACCTAAGCGCGTTTTAAGTTGTTCTTGGAATACTATCTCTTGAAGTAGTTGCTTATCTCTCACACGCTCAGCATCACATTCATTGACTTGCTTTTTTAGGCTGGTGATTTCACCATCCTTTGAGGTAATCAATACCCTGCCTAAATAAATCAATCCCACCAATAGCACAAAAAACAAATACGTGAATGGTGACTTGATAAAAGTCCTAAAGTTAAGTCTGAAAATTTGCTCCTGAGCCATGTACGTGTTTCTACGTATTTATGCCTTGGTGTTCTAATTTGGGAAACTAGTCTATTCGTTTATATTTTAAAATTGAGCCTTTCCAAGTTCGTGATATTCTACCTGCTGCTGCTGCTGCGTTTGCAAATTGAAATTTAAACGTAGAATTTACTGAGGGGTTGAAATTAAAATAAATAACTGATGTCATTAAAAAATCAATATTTGTTGAAACAAGTTGATATGTTCCAAATGATGCCTGAAAAGTTGTACCAACTATTTGTCTTGGTGTGGGTTGATCAGATGTTATTGATATTCCATAACCATTTAATGTCCCCGTTCCAATTGAAAATCTACCTGCATAATCTCCAGTTGCGTTATTACCAGACCAACATAAATTCATTTCAACCATGTAATGTCCTCCAGCCACAACACTAAATTGTAACTCTGTGTCATCTTGAAAGGTTGTAGTATTAGTAACATCTTG